TAAGCGTTTCGTCTATTGCTTGATTAATATTTAGTATATCTTTTGAATATTCAGCAACAGTTGATGGTTCAAAAACAACTGCCGAAGAACCAACACCAGTTCCTAATTTAGTAAGTCCTAAAGACTGAAGATTTGTAATAGGTCGGGCATCAGCATCTCCCGCCGTAGCAACAGCAAGAACGGAAGCAAGATTCGGCGTTGTTCCAGCACCATCTGCCCAAACCATTTTACCATCAGCATCCTGTTTAATAACGTATCCTTCAGCACCCGCTTGACCTTGAAGTACCACTCGTTGAGTGACGATATTTGCCTCATCTTGAAAAGTTATACCGCCATAGGTAAAAGATTGAGTGATATTCTGTGCTTGGTTGGAAACGAAAAGACCGTCACCTCTCAATTCGGTATGTTGCTCGTCGCCAGTAAGTTGGTCTAACGCTAAAGTTGCCCCAGAGTAAGAAACTTGATATGCCATACTTTACCTACAGATAATATTTGATTAAAGTTAATCGCTAAATACTTGAATATAATAAGTTGTCCCATTCATTTTAAGGGGTATTAAACCAGCAGAATAAATATTCTTATTTGGCGTTGGGTCATTAGAAAACTGTAATTCACCAATATTCTGTAAATTATTTCCGTCCATATCTATTGCTTGATTTGCTATCGCCCCTTCATTTAACACTTCTGCTAAAGTGCCAATACCTCCACCTCCTCCACCAGTCCCCCAAGCAAGACTTGCCATATCTCCTCCACTAACTAACACCTGATTAGCAGTGCCGTAATCGCCACTTAATGATAAACGATTACCTACGGCATCACTGGATAAAACCATATATTGTGTTGGATTATCTACCGTTTCTCCGTATTGAACACTTACACTATTATTGATGTTAAGAGTTGTTGCATTCGTTGCTTGTGATATCGAAGCGATTGCTTGTATTTTAGTCGATAAGTTTTCCCATGTAATCGATGCTAAACTCGTTAAAGACTGATATGCAAACCCCGTAGAGTTAAACAATATCCCGGTAAAATCCACACCATTCAACAAATTGTTTAAGATTCCGATTCCAGATCTTGTCAAACGAGTCGATGCAGTTAATGTATCTGATACAATGTTACCGTCCTGATCTATCTCTACCGTATTTGTATTGAGGTATATATCACCTGTAATCACTTGATTAAACTCGTCAGGTTGTAATACTGTTGTCATATCTTATACATAGAATAAAATATAGTCATTCATTCCTTAATTTAACTGTAAGTGCGAAGTTCTACCCCCCCTAATCCAGCATCTGTAAAACTTTGTGTAGCAAAAGGAGTAGGTGTAAATTGTGCCGACCCACAATTGGCACATGTTTGTATTTCTGCAACACTATTAGATTGTGCGTAAGAATTACCTACCACTGTATTTGTAAAAGTCACCAATCCAGTAGGATAGGATTGGGTTGATTGTGAGAATCCTGCCGTTCCAAAAGTTGGTAAATATTGTTGAACTGTTCCTACGCTTTGCTGAATTGTAATTGAGCTACCACTCCCGCCTGTTAAAGTCGAAGCAGGATAAACAGAAGTCGCTCCTCTTATTATAGCGTTGCGTTGCCAACTTGCTCCTTGCCAAGTGGATACATATGTATCTACTCCGTTAAATGCTAAATAAAAATATGCTGTTTGCGTTGAGATAGGTAGTGAATTAGTAAGACCAACAACAGTATATACAAAAGTTGTTTGACTATATGGTGTTGCCTTTACAAAAACAATAATATTAGATTGTGGAATCCAACCCCAAAAAGATTGTCCTGTATTTAGAGTTCCAGAGGTAATAGAAGTAAGTGTCATTTGATTTCCAGTGATGGATATTGTTGCTCTACACTTGATTGACCCTGCTGGTTGCGAATATCCAGTCACATCTTGACTTACATAATACGTTGGATTGTTGGAAGCACACCCTATTGAAATACCATATTGACTATTTGGTGTTATGATACTAACTATGATAAAACTGGAAGGACACCCAAAAGGAGCATTTGGAACAACAAAAGATGTCCCAATAGCAATATTTGTTGCGTTTCCTGACGCTGTGGTTTTAATAGATATTTGAAAAGAGTTTCCTGAAATATTCATAACAAACGTTCCGCTCCAAGCATTACTCGCCGTTGGTGAATAATTGGGGTTCGCTAAACTGGGTTGAAATACTGTTTGAAGAGCATATGTCAAATTACCTGCTTGACCAGTGACTACTGGAATCTTTTTCATTGATAAACCGCTACCTGATGCGGAAGTGCCAGGGACGGTCATACTTAATGGTTGTCCATTGATTGGATTACCTTGTTGGTCAAATATGTTAGATTGCCCCCCTCCACTAAATGCCAATACGTTATACGTTTTTATGGTTGATGAATAATAAGATAAAATAATCGCTTCATTAAAAGCATTACTTGCCCCCCCACTTGGAAGTGAATAGGGAGTAAATGGTATTATTTGTTGTAAAGTTCCTGCCCCTGTAAAAGCAGTAAATTGTTCTGTATCGTCTGGAAACTCAATGTAATTAACGCCTGCTATCCCTGTAAGATTAATATTATTTGATACAGTCATATCCCCCAAATCTATCAACGCTGGTAATGTCTCTACTCCTTGACCCACTGGAAATAGCAAATAATCGTTTGGATTAAGACCACCTGCCGTTCCAGTACCTAATAAACCATAACAACTTGGATTGAATCCCGCACATTCACAATTAGTTGGTGCTTGAATACTCATATATTATACAGAAGAAAATATTACTCCAAAACCTCCCAATCCTCCTAATGTCTGTGTTACTAATGGTTGTTGTCCTGATGTAAAGGTTGTTATTTTTTGGTTGCTGTTCGCACAATTGGTAATGATTGAACTGTTAGGATATGACCCTAATAGAACTGCTCCACTATTTTGTAGGGCAAGTTGTGTAATGGTGGGTATTGCTGGATAAACTCCCGAAATTGTCCCTTGAGTAGCAGCAGCAGTAGAAAAGTATTGCGTTAAAGGCAACGAACCAAGCGATTGAATAATGCCTCCAGTAACACTTGAGGTAGTTAAAGAAGCATTTGACCCCGCTAAAAAGGCAATAGGGGTCGGTGTTGTATTGCTGGTATATACTGCTAAAGTAGCGTCCATACCATTTGAAGAAGGAAACCCATAAGCAACACCTGATGATATTGTAAATCCAGCAGAACACCCTTTTACTACAAAGGTTGTTGCGTTTGTTTGCGACGCTACAAATACTGCGAATGTTTTTGCTATTAAATAATATCCTACTTGTAAAGTTCCTTGTTGTGTGCTATTTACTGTAAGAATGTTTCCAACAATAGTTACAGTTACTTTAACTCGGTTAGTATTATTATATACTACTGCCTGTAATGAGTTTGACCCCGTTTTATCAATATAATAGGAAGATTGAGAACCTTGAACGTAATTCCAAACTAAATCGTTTCCAGCAGTTACTCTTGTTGTTAATACAATAGCACTTGGACAACCATATCTTAATGCTCTCGCAGTAAAAGTCATTCCCATACCTTCAACTATATTAGCAGCATTACCGCTTGCTGGTGTAAGTGTTGCTACTTGTGTAGAAGCGTTTAACGACGCCAACCCTGCGAATACTACCGATGAGGCGGGGGCGTCACCAACAGTTGGAAGTAAATTGGGTTGAAACACTACTTGGCAACAGTTAGAAGTTCCCACTGCTACTGGTAATTCTCCAGTTGCTACTCCAACTCCACTATTAGATGTTACTGACGCATTATAAGTAAGAGTTTGTCCATTTGATATTGGACTTGGACTGTTTGTTACTGGTGCTGTTCCGTTGCCACCTCCGCTAAAAGCATACGCCACAAATGACTTTGTCCCCGCAGGGTAAGTGATTGTAATGGGGTTCATCAGATAAACGGATGGATTTACCAACGTATTACCGTCTATTGTAAATACATTATCCGTAGTCGTTGAACCAGTAAAAGCAGTGTATTGTTTTGTACCGTCAGGGAATTGTATGTAATTTAGACCCGCTGTCCCTGACATTACTATATTTGCCCCTACATCTACGTCCCCTAACGAAATCAACCCTGGCACTGTTTCTACGCCTTGACCAATGGGAAACTGTAAATAGTTTGCTGGATTATCAGTTCCAGTATCTACTATAAAGCAAGTTTGATTAAATCCAGCACATTGAGCAGGATTGCTTGTATCACAAGATGGAAACGGATTCACTGACATATACTATAGCAATATAGAAAAAATTAGGTATTAAAACAAATCTTTTTTTAGGTGTATAAAGTATGTCTAAAAAGAAACCAAATGGTACTGAAGTCATTAATTTTTATGAAAAAATGCCTGCAGAAATGAAACCAAAAGCAGAAAATCCAAATGAACATCTGCACCACATGTCATTACCATTTCGAATGTGCATCGTTGCACCGAGCGGATCTGGCAAAACTAATTTCTTGCTAAACCTTATCCATTTGTTCAGTCAAGGAAAAGGAACGTTTGAAACCATTCACATCATTACTCGTATTGCAGACGAACCTCTGTATAATTTTTTGAAATCAAAATCTGAATCCATACAAATCTTGGAAGGTATGTCCAAAACTCCCGATCTTAACAAGTTTGATAAAACAGAGAACCATCTTGTGATTTGGGACGACCTCGTACTTTCCAAAGACCTTGCACGTGTCGAGGAAATATATCTAAGGGGTAGAAAGCAAAACGTGTCGTGCATCTTTATTAGTCAGTCATACTACCACATACCTACCATGATTCGTCGTAACAGTTCTTACATGGTTATTCTAAAATTAGGTGCATCTAGCAGAGAGTTAAAATGCCTCATGTCTGAAATGGCAGCGTTCATGGACAAAGACCAACTCGTTAACCTTTATGAATATGCAACAGATACAAAGTTTGTACCCCTCATTGTTAACGTGGAAGAAACCAATAAATACAGAAAGTTTAGGAAAGGATTCAATGAGGTGTTAAATCCAGATCTCTTCATTATTGAATAAAAATCACATTTCATTATTAACATTATAAAATTGACATAAAAATATTTTTTCTATATTAAGTATAAATGGAGTCATCTACCTATTATGCTCAGCATAAGAAGGCAATGTTGGCAACTGCAACTCAATGGCAAAAAAACAATAAAGAACAATATAATGAGTACCAAAGAAAATACATTGCAAAACTTCGGGCTTGGAACAAGATAGTTAAGGAGTTTCGATTAATTTTGTTGGATGGATATTATTAACATATTTTATTTAAAATTGAATTAAAAAGAAAATATGTTAATAATATATAATGGATTCTCAACTACTTGCACTTTCTCATGAATACATCATTGCGCATTGGGATTTTGTAACAAAAGATGGTATCAAAAACAAAGTAAAAAAGTTTTCCGGTAACACCTTTAACTGGTCGTTGGAAAATGCAAAAAACCAATTAGAACGAAAAGAACAAGATGGTGAACTTACCATCGGTGTTTACAGAAAAATGATATTGGAAGGATCTGGATTTGTTTGTATTGACATTGACGTGCAAAACGTTCATTACATGGACATGATTCAAGCATTTCCTCAACTTCGAAACACTTTATACGTTGCAGGTAACACTAAAGGCGGACATTTTTACGTGAAAACAGATTGGATACCTCCCAAAGATTTAATCGAATGTTTGTCTACGTTCAAAGGTGACATTATCTCCAAACAAGTGTTTGAACTTGAAGGTAAAGAATGGAACAACAAACCCATACAATACCTCTCTGCAGAAGAGTTGCAAAATATGGTAATTCCCAAGTTCGAACACTATTTTGACGGTTCTACACCTATCGTACCTAGACAAAAAATATCAGACGACAACGTTGCCATGAAAATCGTAGAGTTTACACCTTTTCACCGTGCAATTCTAGATAACATTTCTAAAGAACATTATGTAAAATACGACGAATGGTGCAAGTTCCTATGGGCGATTCGTTACAGTTATTTTCCGGATGCACTCGACATTGCAGATGGTTACTGTAACAAAGTCGAAGGTTACATTAGCAAAGAAGACGTAGAAAACAAAATGTTTGATGCACGTAGTGCAAGAATTGGTTGGGAATATTTGTTGTCCCTTTCCAAAAAATCCGATTCTAAGAAACATTCTGAAATCATGAAGGAAAACAAAAAGTCGGAAAAAGAAAAAACAAGGTTGCAAGATATAGCAATCCGTGAAAGAGCAAGGACAGATCGGGAACTATTAAAAGAAGAAGCAAAAGCAGAACGTGACCGTATCAAAGAAGAAGAAAGAGAAAAGAAATTAGCATTGGTTGAAGAACAATTTGAAACCTTGAAAAATACATTCGAAGAAACACATTTGAAAATCATTAGTTTGGGACTTTATTTGCGTGAAGACCCTGACGGTGTTGTGCTTTTATCCGAGAAAAAATTAAGAGAATCATACAATCACATATCATGTGGAACATCCATGTTTGGTTTACCCATTCCTTTCATTAACAAATGGATTGGATGCAATGACGAGATTCGTTCCAAAAACCGTATCGGTGTTTACCCTGCAAATGATGAACCCGAAGATACTTACAACATGTGGAAACCATTTGCAATGGAACAAGTATTGGAATGGGAAGATTCACCCATTGCAGTAAACATATTCCAAACACATGTGGATATCTTGTGCAACCATGAAAAACACATTGCAGAATGGTTTACACGTTGGTTAGCCTATATGATTCAGTTCCCTGAAAAGAAACGAGGTGTAATGCCCGTATTTGTATCGGAAGAAGGTGCAGGTAAAAACTTGTTACTTGATGTTATTAAAAAACTTATTGGTAGTACCAAAGTATTTGAAAGTACCCAACCAGATCGTGACGTATTCGGTAATTTTAACACTTTGATGTCAAAATCTTACCTTGTAGTATTGAGTGAAATCTCTGCATCCGATTTAAAAGATGGTAAGGGAAAGTTGAAAGCACTCATTTCTGATAAAACCATATCCATTAACCAAAAAGGTATTGATACTTATGAACTCCAATCTTTTCACAAGTTCATTGTATTTACTAACAATGAAGAAGCAATCAAACCAACAAAAGGTGACCGTCGTAATGTAGTCATTCGTTGCAGTGATGAGTTGTGTCGGTTTGCAAATGGTGTTGAAAAACCATTGGAAGAACAAGAAAAAATTAATGAGTATATTAAAACATTCTTGACACTGATGGATAACGTAGACTACCAAAAGTCTATCTATGAATGGTTGAAAACCATTGACGTATCCAACTTTGCAACTGAACTCCCTATTAAATCCGATTTCCATCAAACTCAAATGGAACTTTCCATTAGTCCTATCGAACATTTCATGAAAGACTTTACATTGGAACATCAAGCAAAAGACGAGGTTAAAATGTCTTCAGGTTCACTTTACATGCAATTCAAAGATTGGTGTAGTGCAAATTACAAACATTATGAATGCACTGTAGTAGCATTTGGTATCAGACTCAAACATTTGAATATTGATGGAATTACTAAAGGTGCGCATACCAAAAAAGGTGAGGTAAAAATTATGCATATCCCAACACTCAAGAAACATTTTAACATTAAGGAGATTCAAAACGAACCTCAAGAAATAGACAACAATGATACTTTTTCAGAGTTATAATTTTTGGATTTTTACTTTTGACTCCTCACTCCTCATCAACTACTCACTTTAACCCTCACTTTCATTTTTTACACCATTTTACATGTTATTCTTATTATTATTATTATTTTTTATGGTAAGAGGTGAGAGGTGAGAGGTTAATAGTATATATATTAGAAATATTGAATGGTAAAAATAAAAATATTTTTTATTTTCTTTTTGAAAAAAACAAAAAATATTTTTTAGGTATATAATATGAATTTTAAAAGAGGTCTTCATCAATCACCACCCACCCAACCCCCACCCCCCTAAAAAAGTTAATAATAAAATTGAGTTTAAAAAGAATATATGTTAATAATATAGGATGACTACTTCACTTGTACCAGATCCATTCAACGATGCAATGAAAAGCAAGATAATAGAGTTACGAAAGTTGACGAAAAATATGGAAATTGCAGATGCAGAAGTGTTGTCAGAAGAACAAGATAAATTGCGTGAACATTTTGGAACAAAGAAACGACCGACATGTTTTGCAATGGCAATAGCAATGATAACGGATTTAACGAATGTAAAAGACTGGTCGGATTTGAAACCGCAAAATAGTAGTACTCACGAAAATACCCACCGTATTCGAAACGTGTATGAACGGGAACATGACGTAAGTGGAAATATGTTACGATGTGTTTGTGGACAAGATATTGGTATTGATACGTCATACCTTTACTGTAATGATTCGTTTTCCCCGGTGTATTTGTTGGTAGGACAAGTATGCGCATTAAAATATAAGTTGGTAACTTTAGAACAAATAAAACAGTTGAAAAAAGAAAAAAAGGCATATTATAAAAAAAGAGAAATGTTGAAAAAGCAACAAGAACTTGTAAAAAGGAACATTGAAAGGTTGAAAAAGAACGAAAAAAAGTACGAAAAAGAGAAGAAACGATTAGAAGAATTGAGAGAGTGTAGACCATACTGCAGACACTGCGGTGGGTTTTGGAAAGGAATGGGCGACACATGTATTGCAACGAGTGACGATAGTTTATGCGAATATATTTAAATATTTAGGGAGTTTTTCCCATTTTTTTTTATAGTACTAGACTATGAAGATTGAAGTAGATGCATCGGATACTGACACAATGAAACGTCTGAAAGATAAGGCATTAATGTTAAAAACGATTTGTTTAGACGAAATGGGCAAAGACCCAATGTATGATGTGTCTAGCATGAACAAACGTGAAAAGGTGAAACTGCAAGTAGAGGTGGAACGTAAATGGAATGATATGCCAGATCCTGAAATTATCCGATTGTTCAATGAAATCTGTACACAAACTATTTTTGATTCAAAAGGAATGGATTACGAACACATGCCAGTAGGTCACGTAAGTCGTCCACAATTACCAAAAGAAGAGGTAGAACGTATTTCAGCATTGCCAGAAGAAGAACAACTACGTATTTACGGAAGGGTGCTTCGTCCAGAGTCGATAGTTGAGGTAAATAGTGAAATGGAGGTAATAAATCAAATCGAATAATTTGTTGTATTTTGGGCAAGAGTTTAATTTAATTTTTAGGAATAATTTACTATATTATTGTCTAATACTATAGTATGAGCGGACAACCAACAAGAACTCAGCGGGACGCAGAAAAGTTTAGAAAGGCATATCTAGCAACATTAGATGTTATGATTGAAAATAACGAGAAAAACCTGCAGGCAAACTTGTTGCATAAGCGTACCGGGCAGATATCTTCACAGATTACGGATTATCGTACGACAAGTGAGAAATTGGCAGATGCAACTGCATTGAAAATAGATGTGCGAAGACAGTTAAGACGTATTGCAGATGCACCGACAGCAGACCGTATTGTATCAGAATTGAGTGATGATGAAGTACGATTTATATCACAACATATTGAACAGATTGTAAAAGAGTTGCAACCCAAGTATCGGTACGGTATTGATTCTCCTCATTTCATGGCTTATTTACGTAAATTGCAGAAATTGGAAACGGAAACAAGTGGTGTTGTATCTACAATATCGGTGAATGCAGTATCTTTGAATGATCTGGGTGCTATTTATGCAAGTTTGCCAATACTTGCAGATTTTGCACCATTACGTGCAGTGGGTGGTGAGGAAATAGTAGAAAAAACGAATAAATATGATGAATTACGTTTTTTGATAGGTACTATTGCAAGCATATTGGAACGCCGAATTGTAACAAGACGTGCATATGATGATGAAGGAGAAGTAAAAGAAGAACTTGAGTTTGAACCTGAAACTCAACCCAATTTGGTTGAAACAACTGCACTCATGAAAGAAGTAAAACGAACTGTTTCACCATTGGTTACAACTGAATATATTCAGCAAGTAACTGCAAAACTAGAACTAATTAGAACGGATGCAGGAGCAGTAGATAAATATCTTGCAGAAGTCAGTAATAATTTAGGAGATATTGGTGACCTTCAAGGTATAATTGTTGAATTGCAACGTATAATTAATATGCTTTCAGAACAACGTCAAAAAGGAACAGAATCGATAAGAGAAAAAAAGCGTGAATATGCAGAAGCAAAGGCACAAGATGAGAGGGCGTTGGCAGCGACTAAAAAGTTGCAGGCACGTGTACGAGGTAGCAAAACACGTGGTAAAATAGCAGAAGAAAAAGCAAAAGAGGCAGAACAAGTAGGACTTGAATCAGAATCAGCAACAAAAATTGCAAAAGTGGCAAGAGGTAAAAAGGCACGAGAATTAGCAACGTCTTTAAAACAACAAAAACAAGTTCGTGAACAGATTCGTGCAGAAGACGAAGCAGAGGCGGCATCAAGAATTGCAGGATTGGCAAGAGGTAAAAAAGCACGTGTTGAATTATCAGAAGCAAAAGAAGCACAAAAAAAGATTGCAACTGCATTTAGAAAACGTGCAAAACAACCTGAAGGAGCGGCAGAAGAACCAGCAGTAATCAGAATCCCTGTTAAAAAAGTTGCACCTCCTCCTCTTAAATACATTCCATATGAATTACCTGAAAGAAATGCATATGCACGTAATGCACAGATTGACCGATTACGTCCTTATTTTTCAACATCAATTCCATCCCCTGAAAAATGGAAAGAAACTAATTCTAAAAAGAATGTAAATTGGAATGCATATTGGGCAGACGTTCGACCAAAATTAGAAAAACAATATGGTGCAGAACCAGAAGAAATGTATCCTCAAGCAAATCCTCAATTGGGGGCAGCACCTAAACGAGGAAAAGGAATTGCAGATGAAGGAGGTATGTCTTCTATGGGTGGACGTACAATGAGTCGTTCCATGCATGTACCGGGCGCACCTCCATCCCGTTACAATGAAGGATTTGGTGTAAACACGGTGCATAAACGAAAAATAAAAGGTAAGGGGATAGGTGATGTTGCAACAGATAAAGGTGTTCCTAAAAAGGTTATCTTTGCACCTTTTGGTCGTCATTTCATTAATTTAGTAAAGTTGGAAAATGATATTTTGTGTTTTAGTCGTGCAAAGGGGACAAACATTCCCGATCTTAAGACACAGAGAGTAAGTGTTGAATTGGCAAATGTGTTTCGTAAAGTAGTAAATGGTGGAACGCCGACGTTTAACGAATTGTCTTCATTATCCCGGGATGATAAACAGTTGTATGCAGACATATTGCGAAAGTGTCACATTGTTTCGGGAGATGGAATTGATGTGCCAAAAATAGATGATAGAGAAGAATTGAACCAATTCAATATCATGAAAGGTGAGATTCTTTCGGGAAATGATTCGACGGTACTTATTAAAAAGTTCAAGGTGTTGATTATTAAACTGATTCATTCAGGGCATTTGCCAAAATCGCAAGGTAAAGATTTATTGATGGATCTGGCAACGCTTGGGTATTAGGAAAACTTTAGCAATTTTTTATCTATTGTAAAAATATGAGCGGCGGTTATAATGCTAAAGTAATGAAACCTGATTCTTACAAAGTTCAGACCGAGTCAGACGGTTTCCAAAAACCTTTTTTCATGGGTGCTGCACAAACTCCAACTGCACTTGGATTAGCACCTAGTACTTACTCGGGTGCAGGTATTGCAAAAAAATTGGTAAACGTAGATACACATCATAAGGTCTATATGCCAATGAGGTGATAGTTGTAATTTTTTTTTAAAAAGGTAATATATGAGGACAATAGTCGTGAATGCAAACAATTTAGTTCCGGACGGACAAAATAACAAGTTTATTTATAACTTTCCAAACTCCGTGCAGTTTAAGGATACTTACATTGCTGTTCAAAGTATCCAAATGTATTATTCATGGTATAATATTTCCGCTGCTTTAGGAAACAATGTGTTTACGTATACATGGTATAGTGGTGGAACATTGACTACATACACGGTTACAATTCCGGATGGCGTGTATGACGTGTCTTCATTGAACGCTTTTCTCGAATATACCATGATTCAAAACAACACATATATGACTACATCTGCTGGGTCAATTGTCTATTTTATTCAATTAGAAATTAATACTTCACGATATGCAGTACAATTGTGTACTTTCCGAGTACCATCTGCATCTGTTAACCCAAGTGGTTTTATACCAACAGCATTAGGGTTTCCAACGCAAGTATTTAACCCATCGGTAACGTTTCCAGCAAACTTTAACCAAATTGTAGGATATCCTGCAGGATGGGCAAGTCCATCTAACCTTGGTGGTGCAGTTCCACCTTTTAATGCATCAAGATCTGGTTTATATTTAGGTGTTTCATATGATTACAATAACACTACTGGTGCAATGTCATTTTACAGTTCATCAGCACCGGACATTACTCCGAATGCTTCAGTTTATTTAGCAATATCCAACATTAATAACCCGTATGCACTCCCTTCGAGTATTATCTACGCTATTTCACCGTCTAATGGAATCGGTCGGGTCATTATCGACAAACCACCACAATTTTGTTGGAATCAGTTAATTAATGGTACGTATAACCAATTGCAAATAAGTATATTAGGAAGTGACCTGCAACCAATTAAGATAAATGACCCCAACATGACGTTCCTATTTGCATTGAAAGATAAGGATGAGTGGGGCGGTAAGTGACGAGTGGGGGATTTTTAAAAAATTGAGGCGTTTTTTAGTTAAAATAGTATTATCTTGTAATAGTATGAACAATGAACTACAAGATAATGTGTTGGACAATTTTTATACTGTAGTGTTGAACGAACAAACAAGGTTGATGTGTGAAATGAAGAATGATGCAGACAACTTTAGGGATAATGAGATACTGCACACACATGTAACAACGTTGATGAAAAACATATTAAAGTTTAAGGCAATCCGTGCAAAAATAAAGTCTAAAAAGGATTAATATTTTCTAGCGGTAAATTATGCCGACTCGATTATGTGTAATGCCAAGTACTTCAGGAGGTTCTTACAAAATAGGACATGGAGTGAATCGTATGGGAGGTTGTGGGGTACGTGACATTATGATGGGAAAAGGTACAGGGACAGTGTTGCTTGATGGTGGTATGGGTGGTTGGTCATCGTATCAATCATTGGATGCATACAAACATGCAACGGGTATGAATCCTACAATGCGGGAAGTAAAAGGAACTGGTTTAGAGAAATTGAACCATAAAATTAGCGGTTTGTCGATTATACCTCCAAAAAAGAAAAAGAATAACATCAAGTTTGAACTTTAGGGAATCTTGATTTAAAGTATATTTTACGATTTTTTTTTATAATCGTAAAATATGAGTGCTGACAAGTTAGTCTTTGACCTTTCGCAGGAAATTGAGGGAAGTCCCCAAGTCTTCATCAGGAAGGACTGGTTATCCATACTCGATAACATGAACCAAAATTATAGTGCAAATCAGACCATAATTGATACTTCGCAACTTTCGAACTCTAATAAGTTCATGAATTATCGGGAGGGGTATTTGGTCTTACCTATGTTGCTAACCCTTACAACCCCAACTGTTTATGCACCCCAAGCAGGTGTAGGTGTTGGCCCTGTTGGTTTTGCTCCTGCAGGATTGACTGGTGGTGCTGGTGCTGGTAACATATACCAATACGGTACATCTGCAGATTACGTCATGGGTCTAAAGAATTGGTTCGGCAGTGTCATCCACTCTTTTACCCTCGACATGAACGGCACTACAATTATCCAGCAAACGCCGTTCATCAACATGGTTAACTGTTTTAGACTTCTTACTAGTCTTTCTTACAACGACCTTATTACACAGGGTTCGGTCATTGGGTTTTTTCCTGATGACACTTCTTCGTGGTCGGTAAACATGGCACCTGCAAACGGTGGTGGTGGTGCAACTCCTAACGGCGGTGGTGTCTGCAACAACACTCTATTTCCTGCTCAAACACTTATGAATCCTGATCTAGCAACTGCTCGTATATTGAATAACTACAACAGTGATTCAGGAAACTATGGTCTTGTTAGACGTATTCAGAACATTAACTTTGACCCTGATGGTGTTGCTGGTGTAAGTTTGGGTGCCAACGGTGCTGTGACTGTATCTACTAAATACGGTCAACTCTTAAGTGGCAGTTCAACGCAAGTCAACGCTGCCTATGTTCCTGCAAGTGGTGGTTCTACCAGTGCTGCACTTACGCAGTTGTGGATTTCTTTTATCTCTACAAAACGTGGTGCTTCTACATCTGCTCCTCTTGTTGCAGGTGTACTTCAGGTAACTGTAATGTCGACCATTTACTTGAAGCACATTCACAATTTCTTTGCCATGATTCCTCTCCTAAAAGGTACATTCTTTAAGATGACTGCATTCCTCAACAATGCATCAACTGTTTTCACCATTGCCAGTAAAATAACTGACCTTACTGGTGCTACATTCACTCAACCTCTTGGTGCAAGTGTTGCTGGTCAGATGACACTCAATTCGGTTGCAGTGCCTGTCGGAGGCGTTAACCCTCTCATGATTTCGAGTGCCGCCATTGGTCAGGGTGCATCGTCGCTAGGTAACGCTCAGTATACAGCATCGTTGTCGGTAGGCAGTCGTTGTCTTAATGCTGCACAGGCAAATCTTGCAGGTGTTGGGCAGGGTGCTTGTTCTCCATCTATTTACCTTTACGTACCGGCCTATACATTCAACCCCGTTTTCGAATCTGCCTATCTATCCTCACCTGTCAAGTCTATTAAATACAGTGACTACTACCAGTACCAAGTATTGGGAGTTGGTGCTGGACAGAACTTTAACAATCTAATTACGAACGGCATCGCCAACATCAAATCGGTGCTAATTATGCCATATTACTCTGCTTCTCTTGCAACTGGCGCACAGGCATCTGGTCTACCTGCAGGTGTTCCAGTCTACCAATCGCCGTTTGACCCTGCAGGTGCTGCTTGTACCTCCCCCCTCTGCCTCTTCAACAATTTCAACGTTGTTATTTCGGGGCAGAATGCCATCTACAACACTGAGCAAAGGGCGTTCGAACATTTCAATGACTGGGTAAAGGGATGCAATTCCGTGAACGGCGACCTCACAGATGGTTTGACAAGTGGTCTTCTTGGTTTCGATAGTTTCCTTCGTGAGCAGTGTTTCTACTACACTCCTGTTGGTCGGCAGTTGCCTGTGGAGGAGCAAGTACCAAAATCCGTACAAATTGTTGGTCAGAACCAATCGAACTTCGCACTCGACCTCTTCGTCTTCATTGAATACGGTGTGGCAGTGGATGTAGATGCCCTCACTGGTGCAAGAGTCTAAATTAGACAAAAAAAATTGAATTAAAAAAAAATATATAGGTAATAGTATAAAAGATGGAGATAGCAATTCAGACTGACCCTATTGAAAACGTGATGACTTCTCGTGAAAAGGAACTGAAACGTAAACGTGACTGGTCTGCTAAAAAACGTCGTGAAGCAGGAATACCTGAAAGGGTGTTGATGACTCCTGAACAAAAAGCAGAAAAACTCAAACAAGTTTACGCAAAGAAGGCTGAGTACAACAAGAAGCGTCGTGAAACCATGGCAGAGGAGAAGAAACAAGCAGATCTGGACAAACGCAAAGAGGTACGAGATGCATTACCTGTAGAAGTAAAACAAGAAATATACAAAAAGCAATATGCACGACGCAAAGAAACGTGGACACAAGAACAACAAGAAGCATACAATGCACGACGAAGAGAAACGTATGCAAAGAAAAAGAATAAAGAAGTGTTGGCGATTGCCCTTTAGGCATTATCTGATTTTAAGTATTTTATCCTGATTTTTTTTGTTAGGATACAATATGAAAGAGATTGAAGTCATGCGTCCATCTGCTAAACAATTAGCAAAACTTCGAAAAGGGCATCCAGTGCGGTTGCAAAAAGGTGAAGGGTTAATACTTGTTGTACGTCCTGAACGGTTTGACTTAATGTCAAAAACATTTGCACGAGGAAAAGCAAGAACTGTTGATTTGTCACCGGAAGAACTTATGGCAAACATGAAAATTGCACCTGAATCACACCAAGAACAACAGGCAGTAGAAGACAACAAAGCAAAGCAACAGTTTGAACCGGATAAAACTGTAAAACTTGCAACACCACGTTCTAGCAGTGTACCAATTGGAGGTACAGGACTTACACCTCGGTCACGCACACCCGTATCAAATGCAGGAGGGCCGAGGGGTATTCCGGTACGAACATTAGTTGGTGCAAAAGATATTGTTAAACATTTAGGAAAAGTAGGGTTTGAAACGGGACAAAACTTTTCAGGACGTATGGATGCTGCCATTGGTTCTGCTAATGCAAATCACATGACTGCAGAAATGGGTCGTGCAGGGATTGAATCTGCCAGATCTAATCATCTTGTTCCCTATGATATACGAGGGGAAGGATTGTATTCCGGACGCTCAGTAATGTTTGGTCGTGGTCATCGTGAACATGCATCGGTTGCTGTAGGTGGTAATTTACTAGGTGGAAAACGTGAGTTACCTCCTGCATTGCAATCTCAACCTTATGCTGCAAACTTTCAATTTCAGTTTACGTTACCGCCTAACTTTCAAAGATTTAGTGGCGGAAAATAAATTAAAAATTAATCTTTCACTAATATATGTTGACGAATGTACAGATAGAAGACCTAGCAAAAAAAATGGGATTTCCTTTAGAAGGAGTGTATTTTAAAAATGAGTTGCCTAAAAAATTAAAGTATAACATTGGTTACGTGATTAACTTGCAAAACTCGGAAGACGAAGATGGAAATGAAAATGATGGAAGTCATTGGACATGCCTGCAGGTAAACAAATATCCTACCGGTCTTATCGAACCAATCTTCTTTGACAGTTACGGGCAACCACCTGCAGAATCAATCAAAAAGTTTGTGAAAGATAATACGGGTAAATATCTACCCTATACAAAAAAGGATGTGCAGTCGCTCATGGGAAACGCATGTGGGTGGTACTGTTGCGCATTGTTGCACTACATTAATGCAAGTCAGTATAGTACAAAAGATTTGTATGTAGATGTTTCAGAGTTTTTGGATTGTTTTGAAGATCTGGATAAAAGTACTAACTTCAAAAAAAATGAGTTCGTATTGAAACACTTTTTTAGAAGCAAAAATCCTAAATTACGTCAAGAGATTGATGTAATAGGGGATGGAGTAGATAGAATAAAAGAAGGGAATGGAATACGGATTCCCGTCGAGGCAAAGTATGCTTAAATTATTCAATAGGTTCAAGAATCTTAACATAACTATCAAGGATTGCTTCTTTTGAAGTTCCCATTGCTTGTGCAACTTTGGTTGCTTCTTTATCCTGCACATTGTAATCAGAAAACTTGTCGGTTAAATAAGTGTGTCGAAATGCATTCACACTTACTTTACCTTGAAATATTTTGTTGAAACGTTGGTTTAATTTTACCGGGGTTAAAGGGTGAGAGTTTTTGTCAAACAACAAATAATCGGTAGGGTTGATTTTAATCCATTTGGTAAGAATAGACTTGAGTGTTTTAGGAAGTTCGACTTTTTGTGTACCGTACGTATTCATTGTTTTATACGAATTAAAAACCAGATCAGTTTTAGTCATGAAGTTATCTTTGTTTTCTTGAATGTTTTTTATTTTAAAATCGCAGTAATCTTTTGACCTGCGAGGTGCAATAAGGATTCCGCAAAGGAGTGCAACAATAATGTAATTTTGAATGGTTTGCATATCTTCCATGGTTAACGGAGTCTTTTTCTTGTACAACCAATCTGCATTTTTTTTCAAGTCGTCAAATGCATTTTGAAGTTGTTCAGTAGTGACCCAACTTTCTTTTTGTTGTTCGGTAGGGAGTTGAGTTGCAATTTCTTTGTTGTAATCGGTAATTGCTTTAACCATGGTTTCTTTGTAAATGGGAAGGTCAGTGATAACAACGAGTGCAGACAAAGATGTTTTACTTTTGTTGGGAGGAACAGTGTTGAGATATTCCAAAATCTTTTCAGAATTGTTAAAGTTATCCCATACAATCTTCCCCTCACCAAAAACTTTAGTGTGCAGAGATTTTAACACGGATGCATAGGTAGTTAACGAAGAAGCACTCAACGTTGGACGTTTGGACAGAATATATTCCTTAAGTTCGCTCATAGTTTATATATATAAAAAAGAGTTTATCTTTAAACGCAAAAAAAAATAATAATATACAAGAATTATAAATAACGTGTTTTTAAAGAATGGTGTGTAGGTGACCTACTGTTCCGATGATGGTACTGTTGTTGTGAATTACCCTTTCACTGTATCGAGGTCGTTCAGCATCTTGTGGTTTAGTATCAACAAACATTGTATTTGCTTCACGACATGTTGCACATTTTTTGCAGTGCAAACGAAACCACATCTTGGATGTTCGTTCGGTAACAAACACTTTTACTTCACCGGTACACGCAAGTTTCACCTGCATTTGTTCAACGTAATCGTATGTAGAGTGTGACATTGTAGATATCCGAGATGTATAGACTAGATTGGTTTTATGATTTCAATTTTATTTTCAAAATAGTTTGTCTTCACAACATTTAATCAAACCATCTATCATTTGATGAAACTCTTTTTTGCTATTTGTTTTACGCAACAATTTTAACCCAATAATTGCTTCTGTGTATTTTTGGTCATGATACAATACATCAATCATATCTAAAAACCTTTCACATGCAGTTTTTGGAATAGGCATAGTTAAGTATAAACTAAAATAATCTTTAAGCATCAACTTTTAAAATAATAGGATTTGGAATGTAGTAATATACAATAGAATATTTGTTACCGATTAGGTCATTAGTGTTCCAATGTTCTTTTTCTGCACCATTAAAAACAAGAGGTTGATAATGCGCATCATAGATTACATTTTCAACAACAAGTTTGCACCCGGTATAATCACCAATACTGATAATGCAACTCATACCAACATTGTTAGAGTCATAATGTTTACCACATACAGTGTTGTTATTGACCAAAATAGAAGAATATTGAAAAGGTACAAATAGGTCACCAAGTCGTTTTAGTTCTTTGTAAAGATCTGGATATTTAACAGTTGAAAAACTCATAATATGTGAACCGTGTATAATTTTACCACGACCAAAACATTTAACAACACCAAAAATACTTGCTCTATGTTCAGGAAAGTTTTTTCTATAATTTCTAGACACAGTAGTATAACCTTTACAACGTTCTTCTGTATAATGTTTGGTTAACGTAACATGTTGCAACATTTCTAAAAGAGGTTCAAATAATGTTTTATCCATTTTTGGAAGAACTTCTACCATACAAATGTTGTACAAAAAAAACAAGAGGTTTGTGCAAAATAGAGGGTGAGAGTAGTTAGTGAGTACCATTTTTAAACTTATTATAAGAGGTTTATCAATAATATTCAAAAATATATTTTTTAGAATAAAAAAACAATAAAATATTTTTACCCTATATATATAAATATAAAACTACCTCTCACCTCTACCTCTCACTAGTAAAAATACATACCTTCACAACATTGTATAAAATATTCTTTTTCTACATGATGTATTTTCCACAAGAGTAGAATAGTATCAGAGAATGAATAAGTAACCCCACCGTGTTGTAATTGGTATGTTCCTTCTCCAAAAATCTTACCCATATATTGTGTAAATTGTTTTTCGTAATAATAAACATGTGTTTTTACACGAGTGTACAAACCCATGTCAATTGCATTCCAAATAAACATATATCTTTTTGCACGTTTAATGTCTTCAACATTTCCACTTTCTTTTGCAACTTCGTATTTTAATCTTGCTACCTCACTCCAATTTGCATGTTCAGTTGTACTTCGGTCAACTCTGTTGTTTTCTATAAGTTCGTTCATACGTTTCATACGTAGACTTGCAGATGATTGAGGAATCATGTCAAACACTTCATCAACAGTGTAAGATAATACAGATCTGGGTTTAGGACGATGTTGTTTACACAATACCTTCTTGATTTCACGAAGATGTTTGTCATTGAAATCAAGTTTCGTTTTACACGAGTCTTGTACAAAATGATGAATACACTTGCAAGGATAGATTTTTACCCATTCCGTAGTCATGTTAGTCATAGTAGTCATACTGAATTGATGTCTAATTTAGATGTGATTTTTTAATTCAATTTTTTTTTCAGAATCTCGAAACAAATCAACCTCGTCGTTGCGACGTTCACG